CCGGATACGTGCAACACAGCCCGAGCAACTTCTCGGATGTGCGCATGCCGCCATCCGGCCGCATCAACTACTACAAGCTACTAGAGGCCGCACAATGAAGAACAAACAGTTTGCCGTCGTGAAGCGCTACGATCAGTTTCGCGGCCCGAAGGGCGGGCTCGTGTGCCTTGGATGGGATGTCGTCGACGTGCGCGGCAATATCGTGCTGCGACGCCTGCCTAGCGCGAAGCTCGCACGTCGCCTGCGCGATAGCCTGAACGCGACGAGCAAGGTGTAACGGTTTGTTCGTTAGCGCGTAACGGCAGAATCTCGCATATAATTCATTCATCGCAACGAACTAACCCGGAAAGAGAAACATCATGGCCTACGTCGACCAAGTCAAGAAAGCAAAGATCGCCGCCGCACTCAAACCCGTCATGCCTAAGGGCTGGAAATATTCGCTGGCTGTGAACAACCATTCGACCATCGTTCTGAACATCGCTTCGGCACCCGTCGACATCATCGCCGCCCTGGTCCCGAGCGAATACCGCAAGCCTGCCGAAATGACCTATGCGCAGATTTACCACAAGCGCATCGACGAATGCTTCACCGATGCCGAGATCACCGCAACTTTCGAAAAGATCGCCGACGCTCTGAACCTCGACAACTTCGACAAGTCGGACAGCATGACCGATTATTTCCACGTCGGTCACTACGTCGACATCAACGTCGGCAAATGGAATAAACCCTTCACCGTCAAATAAAAATAAAGGTGCACCGTTACTCGATAACGGTGTGCTATAATTCAGTCACACCAACAGAAAGCAGCAAATGAAATTCGAAATCGGCCAAACCTACACCACCCGCTCTGCCTGCGATCACGATTGCATCTTCGCGATCACCGTCGCCAAGCGCACCGCGAAGACGATCACGACCACCAAGGGCAAGACCCTGCGCATCAGCGAGTACGAAGGCCGCGAGCAAGTCAAGCCCTATGGCACGTACAGCATGTGCCCCATCATTTCCGCCAAGTAATCCACCACCAACCGAAAGGAAAAGAATGCCCGAATATTTCGTATGCGAACCCGGACCGATGGGAGGTTGTCTCATCGTCTGGGTCGGCGGCACCCTGGAAGAAGCAAAACAATTCATCACCCGCAGAACATCCCTGTATAACTCTAGGGACAAGAAGCACGGCAACCCTGCCGAGTATTTCATCTACCGTCAAGAAAGCAACTAATGGCATTCAAGCTCACCAAAGAACAAACCGCCGCACGCGACGCGCTAGCGGGTCGCCTGGAAGAAGCACGCGAGAAGCTCGACTCCGCAGTCGTCACAGCCGCACGCGGTGTGCTGCAAGAAGAGATCGACGCCTATAACGGCTTGCTCAGTGAGGTGAAGAGCTTCGCCGATGATGTCGCGCAGGATTGGGAGAACGATTTCGAAGAGAAGTCCGAGCGCTGGCAGGATGGCGACACCGGCCAAGCTGTGCGCGAACTGATCGAAGCATGGCAGAACGTCGACTTCGAAGGCGTCGACATCGACACGCCTGATCCTGAGGTGAGCTTCGATGCCGAAGTGCACAGCGAGCTTCTGACCGATCTGCCGACCGAGAAAGAATAAAAGATTCTGCACGCGTTACGCAATAACGCGTGCTATAATCTGGGCTCACCAACAGAAAGCAGCAAAATGAAAACCTGGAAAATCACCGGAACCCGTCGCGGTCAACTCGTCACCGTCACCGTGCAGGCCGCAAACCATAACGACGCAATCCGCGCCGGAAGTCATGCACCGCACATGCTCGTCGTGCGCGATGTGGTGCTCGTGTCATAAAACAACCGAAAGAAAGCAAATGAAATTCCGTATCAGCAAAGATGAAAGAAGCAACGCGGGCAAGTTGCTCGACGTGACGCACGTTGTCCAATTCGAGAATGGCCGCGTGTCGGTGCCGGGTCGCATCAGCGGCAGACAGGCGACATGGGAGGGCAGTCTAGGCACGAGCGTGACCTTCGCCGACGCAGAGGCAGAGGCATGGTTGCTCGCTCAAAATATCAACTGGAAAGCGCATGCAGCATGGCTCGACATAACACGTGCAGAACGCGAGGCACGTGCTGCCAAGGAACGAGCAGACCGCGAACGTCGACAAGCAGAGGCACGCAAAGAACTCGCCATCATCCAGGCCGCACAAGTCAAGTACGCTACGGTTGTCGAACACGGCATGATGACCTTCGACGGTACACCACAGATCGCGAGCGTCCCAGGTGAAGAAGGCCGCAAATGGGTGTCAGCATGGGTACTCGTGGAGGTGCCGTCATGAGTTGGCACCGGCCGAAGTACACGAGCAGCCGCTACGTTAACGGCAACTACTACATCCAGAAGGATCACTCGCGACTGTGCGACGTGTGGCGTGTTTACTACAATAACAAAGAAATTGCGCAATCAACGACGCTACGCGCCGGAAAAGCAGCCGCCGCAGAACATTTCGGGAAAGTAGTTGCAGCGTTACGCGAGAACGGGTTATAATTCGTTCACACCAACCGAAAGACGAAAATGACCGACAAAGAATACGTGATCCGCGCAGCCCACATGAAGAAGCTGTCCCTCATCAAACCCGAGAAGGGTCAGCGCATCATTCTCGCGCACGACTTCAACAAGAAGGACGCTCACGGCGTCTACCCTTGCGTCATCGACGCTACCACCTGGGCAGAAGCCCGAGCCCAAATCAACAAGTTCTATCAGGACTAAAAATACTTGGCACCGTTACTCGATAACGGTGCTATAATCGAATCTCACCCACAGAAAGAAATGAAATGAACTCCTTCGAAATCGGTCAAGTCGTCAAGGGCATCGTTTGCGGCACCTTCATCATCCTGCGCTTTCGCACCATCGGCAGCGAGCAGTACGCTCAAGTGCAATGCTACGACCCGGAAAGCGGCCGGACCATGCGCGGTGAAATGGCCTTGCCGCTCGACGCACTGAAGGCCTAAAAGAAAAACGCACCGTTACCCGATAACGGTGCTATAATCTGCACATGATGAATGCAAACCAAACCCGCGAAGCAGTAGCAGCAGCCGCCCAGGCGCACGGCTTCGAACTCGTCGCATCCGACCTGCGTCGCGGCCTGTTCTTCGTGCGCAAGGGCACTGAGGTTCGCTCGCTCGGATCGGGCGCACTGTATCGCAACATGCCCGCGTCGATGATCGCTGGCGTCGTCGCACTGACAGTGCGCGAGGGCAATCGGATCGACACTATCAAAGGATCGAGGTACTTCGCATGAACAACACCGCACAAACAACCGCAGAGCGTCAATCGCTCTATCGAGCACGACGCACTATCGAGGGCAAGACCGAAGTGCGCGGCATCTACCTCTTGCCCGAGCAACACGCACTGCTGCGAGCACTGGCTCGCGATCTGAACAACACACCAAAGGAAAAACATGAACACGATGAATGAACACGTCACGAGCACGAAGAACATGATCTTCATCCCGGCGCACATGGCTCTTACATTCGTTGATGCTCCAATGATCGGCGTCAAGCTGGGCGAAAAAGGCTTCTGGCCTATCTTTCATCCGGACCATGAAGAACTGAACGGACGACCCGCAAGCGATACCGTGCTGCGGTCCGCTGTGCAGGCGTCGATGTTCGGATGGGATGCGCCTTGCGCACGTGAAGCAATCGAGTGGCTCGAAAATGCGCCGCCCACGTGATAACCAACGCAGCAAGGTCTACAGGTGGCAGGACCGCGTGCGCCTGCCCTGTGAGACGTTCAAGACCCTGGAAGAGTGCGAAGCGTACCTGAGGCCGATCTGGCGTGCAGAGCGCGGCCGATACGGGCACGCACGTGTACCCTTGCCGATCATCGAGCGGCCCGCCTGGGGGCAGCGTAGCGCGATTGCGCACGAAGATCACCGCATCACCCTCCCGCGATGGGCTCGCAAGCCTGACACGATCCTGCACGAGGCCGCGCACCGGCTGACACCGGCCGACGAAGGACATGGCCCGCGATTCGTCGGTGTGCTGATCGGCCTGATGTGTCGGCACCTGGGATATGACGCTGACACGCTCATGGCTGCGGCCGACGCAATGGGCGTGAAGTATCACGTGCGCAGCATCGGCAGCGTGCCGGTGATTGCTCGCGGTCCCTCTGCTGCCGTCGCACGAGCGATACGCGACGAAGGCCCGATGACTGAAATGGACCTCGCGTGCTGGTGTGACCTGACCTACTTGCAAGTACGCGGTGCCGCTATGCATTTGATCAAGACTGGCCGAGCCCGATGGCTCAGAAAGAAATTAATTCTGATTTAGTTGCGTTACGCGGAAACGCGGTGCTATAATTCGGTCACACCAACCGAAAGACGAACATGAACGCACTTCAAGCCGCTTGCCCCAAATGCAATCCCCTGTATCCTGAACTGGATGAAGACGGAATCCCTTACACGTGTTATGCATGCTGCGACACCGGCATCGTGTCGAAGGATTACGCTGACGCTTACCTGCGTGACCTCGACGACGCTTGCGAGTATCGCGGTATGCGTCCTGTCGTGAACGGCAAGCATCAGCGCCTTGACGGTGACGAATACGATAGCTGGTACGTCGCCGAGCCGCTGCTTCCCGCGTCGCTCTTCCCGAAGGCCCGCCGCGCCGCGCCGGTTTACGCCGCTCTTGAGTTGGACGACGATCTTCCCTTCTGAAAATAAATTTCGCCGTTACGCAATAACGGCGATTTTCTTGATATACTCTAGGCTTCAGCAACCGAAAGACAGAAATGAAAACCGCAAAGATCACGAAAATCCTGGGCACCATCAGCGGCGACACCGTCGAAGTGGTGATGTATATCGACGGCGAATACGCAGGCCGCGCCGTCACCGACGGTGACACTGGCGCGAAGATGGCGGCTGCATGGGTTGCCGAAGATCACGCTGCACTCGTGAAAGAAGTTGCCCGCTGCACACGCTACATCGCGCATCTGCGAGCGTTCAACGATCCGATGCTTCACGCCTACGAAGATCGCCGCGCCGAAGCCCGCGCCGCTATCATGACCCTCTTGATCGACGGTGGCGAGGTGGCAGCATGACAATGCCCTTCAATGCTGGCCTGCTGCGCAAGCAAGCCGCGAACACCCTGGCCCGCGTCGAGGGCATCGCAGACGAAGCCAGCAAGCCCCACCGGGCTAGCCTACCGGCGCACATCCTGTGCAGCCTGGAACTCGGTGCCGTCGCTCAGTGGATCGCCAATCAGGACGCCAGCGTCGACACGACGCGTGTCGTCGAGATCGCGCAACAAGCTGTTGCAAATATTCATCGCAAATATTCTTGATCCTGCCGCCCGTTACGCGATAACGGGTTATACTAGCGGCTCACCAACAGAAAGACAGAAATGCAAGACCTCAACAAGTTCGCCTTCAACAAACAAACCGGCCTGCTGTCCGCTAGCCTCTCCGACCTGGGCATGCGCAAACTGCCGACCGAAGTTTCGATCCGCTCGCACCTCACCGGGCACGTCATCAAGTTCGTGTACGACAATGAAGCCGCCGAGCGTCATGAATTTTGGGATGGCGAAATGGCCGAATACGTGCCGACCACCGCATGTAAAGTCAAGAAGCTCGCGATCATCGCAGCCTAAAAATAAGTTGCACCGTTACGGAATAACGGTGCTATAATCAAGCCTCACCAACAGAAAGACAGAAATGACCACGATCTACACTCCCGAACAAACTTCTTCCATCTTCTTCGCGCTGACCGAAGCCGAAATGGGCAACAACGGCTACGCGAACGTGCCCACGCTCGACCCTGTCGTGATCGAAGCCCTGAAGATCGCCGGTTTCCGCGTCATCGCAGCACGCGACCTCTTCGGCGTCGCATGCTCACGCGTGTTCACGCCGAAGGGCTGGGCAGCAGCGCTGGAAGAGACTTACCTCTACCCCTAAAATAAAGTGCACCGTTACGCTGTAGCGGTGCTATAATTCAGGCTCACCAACAGAAAGACAGAAATGACACACTACTACGAAGAAACGCAAGAGCAGAAAGACGCGTTCTGGTCCTGGGCAGTCGGCGAAGATCAAGCCCGCGCCGCTGTGAAGGCAGTGCTCGCCGCACGCGCCGCTAAGCGCACCGCTGCCGGTGTCATGCGCTGCGGCCGGTGCATGGGTGCCGGTTGGATCAGGTGCTTCTCGCACGTCGCAGCCGGTGTGTGCTTCGCGTGCGACGGCAAGGGCACCGTCTCGGGCCTGGACATCTAATCATGATCAAGAAGACCATCACCTACACTGCCGACAACGGCGACATCTACGAGGCCACAAAGGCCGCGCCTGCGGACGCCTGGGACGTGAATCATCCGGCCGGTGCGTTCCGCATGTACGGCACGCAACTCGAAGTGCGGCACACGATGAAAGAGATCGCGAAGAAAATGTCTAACGACGAAGGGGAACAAAATGGCTGATTACGCAGGATGGCCGAAGGACATGCTAGGCGAGATTTTCGATGGCATGATGAAGAACATCGCCGAGCGTCCCTATTGGGTCGGGATGGGCGAGAAACAAGCATTCGACGCTGTGCGGTCCGGCCGCATGTCGTTCGACGATTTCGAGAAGTGGTCCGCGTACCGCTTCGAAGAGAAAGAAGAAGCAAAGCGCTTCATTCACACCGGCAGGAGCAATCGCACATGAGATACGTCACGAACAACCTCGCGCTCTATCGCATGAGCGAACGCAACTACCGGCGCATGCTGCGCTTGATCGCGAACGATGAGCCTATGAGCGTCGATAGCTTCGGTGTGTTCCTGGGCACCATCGACGCCGAGATCAGCCGCCTAGAGCCCGATGACGCACGCCTGAAGCTCAAAGAAGGCTAACGCTTGCGCTTCGCCGCCGCTGCCTTGCGATGCACAGCATAGGTAAGTTGAACCGGGTTGTGCAGTATTGGCGTGATGTTACGGCACTCGCCAAACACCACAGGCAGAAGCCTGTCCGCATTCGGGCCTATGCCGCCCATCTTCGAGGTCGACTTCTTCAGCGACATGACACTAACGCTTGGCTTGATTTCGGCCTTGATGTTCTTCGCGAAGGCTTTCTTCGATGTGGATTTCTTGAGCGGCATTACGCTACCCTCCCCACTAGTTGCGCAGCAACGAGACACGCGAGGCCCGCCGCCGTGAGGTTCAAGCGGCCCGTCGTCACGCCAATTGCCGCAACGATAAACAGGATCAGCGCTGCGACTAAAAACAAAAGAGAGATTGTCATGATCCACCTCCGTAAACGCGTGAACGATACTTCACACGATTCTCGCCTGGGCGCTTCACCGGCCTTGCGTTCGCCTTCTCAAGCCGATCTACTTGCTCGCGTAGTTTCGAGGCTAAATGAGTGTCAGCATGGTCTTGCTTGTCCAACTTCTTCATCATGTCAGTGAAGTCGGATGCATCTTCGATTGCACGATTCAACATTTCCATAATCATAGTCCTGCACGTTTGAATGCGGCTGCGTTGCGCTTGCGCAATTCGTCTAGGTTGATCTCTTCACCGCGTGCGGTGCGCATGTCTTCGAGCGATAAGCCGCCTTCGTTGAATAGCTTTGCTCGCTTCTCGCCGAGCACCTGAATCTGTCGTGTCTCCGATTGATTACCGAGCCACTCTTCGTAGGTTGTCTTCCCTGGAACACTGCCATCCATGCTCGCACGATCACCCACGTCGAATTCTTCGATGTCACCCACTGCACCGAGTTCTTTCCATGACTTCGTGAGTTGCACATAGGTCGATCTGCACTGCCAGTGTAAGCGGCCTGGACCTGCACCCCACGGATATTCGTGATCGACCGGCTTGCGATCTAGCGTATACAACTTGCCGTCACGCACTTGGCATTCTGGTGTCGTGCGATTGTCCAGGGTCGACAACCATTGTAGGTTACCGAGAATGTCCCTGTTCGCTTCGGTCACTCGATCATGTGCGAATTGTGCGGTGTGTGACAGTGCCGTGCGCACGATGGCTTTCGTCTCGCGTCGTGAGGCTTCGAAGAGCCCATCACGGTACTTGTTCTCGCGTGTGCCACGCAAGTCACGCACGATCTGATCTGTCGTGCGGTTCTGCACATAACCGTTCGCGATGGTCTGACGAATCAGCTTTGCCTTACTTGCCTCTTGATCCTTGAGCACCTCAGAAAGTAGCGTGCCCTGGAATGGCCTGGACATCGCGCCCGCATAGACTTGATTGATGTCCATGCGTGCGATCTCGATGGATGGCGGCATGTTCCGCGCAAGCATGCCCTCTTGAAATTGAAGCTCGATGTCTATAAGCCCTTTCATTTCATCACGTAGCGTTGTGTCAAGTGATGCATACGCCTTGTGATTGAGATCACGCACGCCTTCGAGCAGCACCTCTAAGCGCTTGACCGTGAAGCGTTCCGGCGTCATGTATTCGAGCTTGCTCACAAGCTCAGAGAACAACGCAGCATCAGCACGATTCAACGCAGCGATAATGCGCCGCACGACGTTATCCGAGTAGGATCGCAAGTCGACCGCATGGTCGATCTGCGCATCACGTAGCTCGATGTTGATCGACTTGCCCACGCCTTACCTCGCCCGCGCCTTGGCCCGCCGTTCTTCGGGCTTGATCGTGATCGCTGGACCGGCCGCGCCGTTGCCGTTTGGAGGGGGCTTGCCGCCCGCTGCCGCCGCTGCCGCTGCCGTCGCAGCCAGTGCAGGCGGTGTGACGCCTGGGACGCCCGGAACCGGCATCCCCATCGTGCCTAAGGGCTCGTCTTCTTCTACATCCTTCTCAATGTCTTCGTTGCTTCGTTCAGTAGCAATAAGGCCAAGGCGACGGAAGAAATCACGAACGTCATTCTTCGCCAGAAGACCAGACTGCCACGACTTCGTGAGTTCTGCCATGAGTTGCGGGTTGGCTTGCATCTGGACGAAGTCTTGCTGTATCTTAAACGCGTCTGCATAGCCCTCTTTCTTTTCGGCCATATCCAAGAACCGCGCACAAAAGCCTATGGCCCGTTGATATGCCTCGCTCACATTCGACACACACAAGGACAACACCGACGTAGTTGCCTCACGATCATTGTTCTCCCCTGTCGCTGTCTTGTTTGCCTTCGTGCCCTCGATCATGCGAGCACCCACGGCAATCATCTGAATCTCTTTGTGCTCCATCGCTTCTTTTGCGAGTGAGTTGGGCTGCGCCTGTGCCATACCGAACGATGCGCCTTGCGGCAACAGGATCGGGCTGCGTGAGCCGATATACATCTTCTGTCCGGTATAGCGCCGCTCGCCCGTTGCGTCGATCACCCACGGATTCTGCATGAAGTCGCGCCATTGCTCGGTCAGTCCACTGATCCAGGGTTGCACCTGTCCGCAGAAGAAGACACTATCCTCATAGTCCGCGCTGTTGCGATAGTGTGCGAGATTCAACTGTGCAAGCCCGTACAGCGGTGCCGGGTCGATATTCGCATCGTTGTTGTTGCTGCCTACGAACGTGAATGGAATGTCGGTCAGCACCTTGCCCTTGCTGCGTAGTTCGATTGCCTCAATGATTTGCTCATCGCCCGTTGCTGCATTCACCACTGTGCCCATGCTCACGAGCCGCTTCGTCTTCGTCACGCCGGTATCTTCACGCCACAGACGTACTTGCACATTGCCCGCCTCATTACGCGTGATCTCGCGCCATTGCTTCACCATCACGATGCCCCACTCGCCATCTTCTTCTTCGGCCTCTTCTTCAAGTACCACCATCACGAGCGACGCCTTACCATCGACGATGTCATAGCGCCAATTGATGATCGACTCTGCATGGTATGCCTTGATCACCGGATGCCCTAGCGCTTCAGACCAATCGACGAAGAGCCCATGCCTGCCGACTGCAAGGTTATTGTTTAACACCGCCTGCGACTGCTGATAAAGCGATACGCCGAGCCCATCGCAGTCCTTGAGCAAATACTCTAGCTCTGTCGGCAACTCGGTCACAGGGTCACGATGAAAGGCAAGACCGACTAGCCCTTCAAGCGTGAATTGCGTTGCGGGATACCACACCGCACGCGCACGATATGCCTTGTTGCGTGCAATGTTCTCTACGCTCGCATCGGTCGCGTTTAACTGCGGCAAGTAGACATCGGTGCGTAGCGCATTGTCGCCTGACACAACATCACGCACAACAGACCATCGCTCCCTGATCGCGTTCGGAATACGATTGAAAGAGACATCAGCGACGATGCCTGTAGAGAGTGATGCTGTTGCCATGATGTCAACCCTTGTTAAGCCACTTCGTGAACATGCCGCGTATACCGCCTACCATCGCTTCTCGCTCTGCGTCCGCTGCTAGAGTGGTGTCGATGCGCGACATGAGCACGGCACGCCATTCGGGTCGACCTACTGTGACCTCTGCGGGTAGCGCAGAGAGAAACTCTTTTAGCTCGCCGAGTAGCATGCGTTGATCTGGTGAAAGCATGTTATTGCTCCTTTGGTTGCAGGTATTCGGGATCGCGTGCTTCAAGAACTGCTAGCACTAGCTCAAGCCCGTTGTATAGACCTCTCATGTATTCGTCGTCAACGCTTGCACGTTGTATATCACGCAGCTTACGCACTTCGTTGGTGACATCTTCTACCGTGGCTTCATCCATTGGTGCTAAACCCCATGTTGATCGTCATTGCACCTGTTGCCTCTTTCAACAGTCGATAGCCCGCCTCGTCTGCGACGTGATCTTCTGCGGCAGTGTCGATGTCGTCCGGCTTCTTCTCGTCCCTTGGCAGCACAGGGATTGTGCGCACGAACTGCGGGCACGTGTTGAAGATGAAAAGCCCTGCGTCCTCCATGCGCGGCTTAAGCGATGCGGCCATGCGATCTCGCATCAGAGCCCATCGACGCATACGCGAGCCCGGTGTCTTGTCGGCCTTCGTCCAGTACACACCTAGCGCTGCCTGCTGCTTCGCAGGACTGTCACCGTTGATCTCGTCGAAGATGCTGCTGTCCGCTGGCCCAGGCGTGCAGCGCATGTGCATAGCCCACTCTTTCTGCCGCTCGATAATGCCCTGTGCGATTGTTCTATCGCTTAGTTTCAAACCCTGATTAGGTTTGCCATTCCATCCATACCATTCGTGAATTCTGAACAACGTACCTCGTGGAAAGGACCAGCGCTTACCAGTTGCGAGGTAGCACTCTGTACCGTCCGACTCTGCCCACCATCCAATACTGAACGGCTTCGATGATCCCCAATCGAAAGACCTGTCGACATTCCATGATGGCGGTATCGCAAAGGGCTCGATGACATGAATATCACGACGCCACACATCGTCGAACATGCCACCCGCTACGATGTCCCAATCTCCCTCAAGCATCGCACGCACGAGTGCAGGATTGCCCAGGCCCGCGAGACGCGCACGATAGGTAGGATCGGCCTTGAGCAGTGCGGGATTGTCTTGTAGCTTTGCGGGTATGAACGCACGTTTGAGCCCGCCTTCTTCTTCTGGCATCTGCCTCACCTCGAATGGGGCAACACCGTCGATGAATGTCGCCTTCACCCAATTGTGACCGATGCCGCCTGGGTTGCCGCTCACCACTACACGAGGGAACAAGCCTAGATATGCTTGAGGTATCGGGAGCCCCACCATGCGCACGCGCCCGCGAAGGTAGGTATACATCGTCTCGGTCCAGTGTGTAATTTCGTCAATGAGCAGAACATGGATTTCTGCCCCTTGATAGTTATACACGTCATGCTCATACTGGCAGTGACATAGATGAATCACTGACCCATTGTAGAAGCGTATCTGTCCGAGCCCATAGTTGATCTTGCACCATCGAAACAGAATCCATGTCGCAAGAAGAATCGGGAACGCTGTCGGTCCCTCCATGTGATTCTTGTTTAGATCGGGAAATGTTCTGCGGAAGATGTAGACCTGAAGACCTGGGATCAGTACACACCACGCAATCGCAGCAACACGCATCAGGTAACTCTTGCCGCCACCGGCCGCGCCGCCATAGAGTAACTCGGTTGCCTTCGACAAGAAGGCGAGCCCCTGCTTGTACTGCAACCTCAAGATCGTCGAGAGATCAGGGCTCGGGTTCTGGCTCACCGGGCTTGCCCTCAATGGTCACACGCAACACCGGAGGGGCAAGAGCCTGTCCTCCCGGCCCTGTGACCTCCGTTCGGGTCAGCTTAGGGGCAACGTACTCGGCGAGCCGTCCAATGAGGTCTACGGCCCGCGCAGGGTCCGCAGCGACGGGATGCCGGATCGTCTCGCGGTTGCCTTGCTCGTTCGTTTGGTACTCGCCTTTGATGCCGTGCGCAACTTGATCTAGCCACACCTTCACGTTGTCGGCATTCTCGTCAATCAAGTCTTGCACGATAGTCTTGAATTCACGCGTCACTTTGTTTTGCACACCCTTCTTGCGGCCCGAGTTCTCGGGTTTATGTCCGCGAAAATTCCACCCTTGCGAGCGGTCTTCGCCTTCGGGTTGTTCTGTTTCATCAGTCATGATTCGCTGAAAGTCGCTGTAACAGCGTGAGGCAACACCGCAGAAGTATACGACATCGAGCAACTTGTCAAGCGGACAATGCCGAATCAGACTAACTCAACAACACCGAGCAACACCGAGCAACACCGAGCAACACCGAGCGGAATGACGGAATGACAGAATTTTCGTCGTTTCCGTTAATCCCTCTATATGCATTCTCTATAGGGGCATTTATAGGAATCGACTATAAAACTGTCATTCTGACATTCTGCCGGTGTTGTCGAGCTAATATTTAGGGCCTTCGTACTCATTCGCAGCCCGGTTGAGCAAGACGCGACCCTCATCTGTCAGTTTTACCCAACGGTACATACGAGCTTGACTCGTTCGATATTCATGCATCTTCGGCATGACTAACGTTTGATTGTCTTCATCTGTCCACATTCGCCCGTTGTTGGTCACATACTCTGCGAATTCTGACTTACTCTCCATCTTGCGCTTATCCACGCCTGTATTGCGACACCATGCTTGATACATCCTGAAGAACGTTGTGCACTCGATCTGGCACTTGTTCTCTATCTTCTCCCACACAGCACGCTTCTCCGCATTACCACCCGTTGTCGAATACATTTCCAGCTTTTCGAGTTCGACCTTACCAATGTATTGAGTGGCATCGTTGATAAACGCACCGATGTAATCCATGTTCTTGCGGTGTTTTGCGCGTTGTGCGACTACTTCGGGAGGTGGCTTAAGTCGTCCGTCTGCTATGTATTTTTGCGCACCTTTCACAGCCCATAGAAGCGCTGCTGATTTCCCTGTCGGTGTCGAGAATCGGCCCAGTATCGTCGGGTCTTGCACGAATTGCGCGTAGCCTGATTCGACTTCTTCTGGTGTACCGTATTTAATCTTCATTTCGACCGGCATCAGTCGATTAAACATCGCGTTATCTCTTTGCGGAATATTAGGCGTGTTGTTCGTTGCTAGAGTGAACTTGTGCGTTGCCTTGAATGTCTTGAACTTCTGATGCGCCTGCCGTGCTGATACTGTGTCATCGCCTGTCAGTGACTTAATCATTGACGACTTCAAACCAACGTCGTGCTCTGTCTCTGACATAAGCGCAAAGCGAACACCGTTCAACGTGGCTTTTGCGAATAGTTCGTTATTGCCACCATCTGATCTAGTTTCCTTGATGAAGTCGGTATGCAGTTTGCATGCGTAGTCACCTATCGCATTGGCTAGCGTATCGGTGAGCAGACTCTTGCCGTTATTGCCTGGGCCGAAGAGCACGACGATGGCGTGATCCCATCGCAGACCTGTGATGCTATATCCAATCCAACAATGCACAAACTCATACATAGCGTCATTGTTGCCGAACATCTGTCGAACTACTTTCTCCCATTCCGAGTAATCAGCATTAGCGTCAAACCACGTGCCTGTCGTCACTGTCAAATAGTCTTTCAATTCATGGTGTCGGTGCTCACCTGTTCTAAGGTCGACCACACCATTAGGGCAATTCAAAACAAGCGGATCAGGATTCATGTCTACTGGCTTCGACCTGTGCAGCGCTGCCAAATGGTTATAGACCATCGTCGCAATTGAACTGATCGTGTTTGCCTTGCCCCATCGCTGAATCAGTTTCGTCAGATTGCTGCGCTGTCGATCAAATTGATCTCGGTCTTCTGGTGCAGCCGTCTGCATGTTTGCCATGAGATCATTAAACTCAGTGCGTATGATGTCCTTTGACATCGTTGAGACTTGCGCATGGATCAACTCTCGAATCCGATTGCTTGACCATGTGCCGGTTTCAGGATTGTATGCGCACAACTCTGCACCTTCGTTCTTATCACCTCGATCCATGCAGAACAGATGACCGTACTTGCGAAGGAACGCGTGCTTCAAGTCAGTGTCGAGAACTCCGACGCCGTCTGCTGTAGCGTGATCTTCTAGATTAGGCGCATCAATGACAATGCGCTCACCTTTGGGTTTTAATCGTTGCTGTCGTTCTCGCTCTCTATCCTGTTCGCTGTCATTGAGATCGTCGGGATTCATTCGTTGTCTCCGTAGAACGGACCGCGCCTGCGCTCGCCCTGTTCAATGATCGTGTCAGCAACCCATGCTTCGAGGTCGCCCCAATTCTTGCTCTCACAGTGGCCGTGATGACACTTGAAGCCGCCCATGTAGCCATTGGCCTTCATAGGTGGAGCAATGGCACTGCCGGTGTTGGCACGTGCGGTGTGATGCTCGATCCAAGGGCACGTGATGTCAAACCAACCGCCGCCGGTATCGTGTTTGAATAAGCCCAGGAATTTAATCGCATTGCGCATGATCTTGAAGCAGCGAATGCGCTCTTGTGTCACACCGTCATTCGGCTCGACATACGGCATCCTGAAGCGCTCGATGATGCCGAACGCTTCACGCAACTCTTGCCATGAGACACGCACTTCGGGTCGCCACCTCCACACCTTGCATTGCCACGGTTTGCCATCAACCATGTTAGTCGGCTTGTTGTTGATGCCTTCAGGTAAGCGCAACACACGTGTTATGCCTGCCATGCCAGGATCGACACCGCCATCTGTGAGCTTCTTGATGATCTCGCGAATAGCATCGCTGACGTGATCGGCATTGCTGTGCGGTTGATCGAGAAAATAGGTGAACTGGAAATTGCCCGGTGATGTCTCGATGACTAGCGTAGACGGCAAGTCTTTCGGCAGTGCGTCATACTTAATCTTCGTGTTGACATCGTCGATCATGATGCACCACGTTCGCGAGAACTGCGCTTTGCGCCGCTTGAATCGTCCCTCTTCTTCTTTGAACGAAGAGATCGCGACATAGTTGTTGCGGTCATGATGCAATGGACATTCCCCACCTTTCCACGGTACGGGACTCCATGCAATCGGTGATGCTTCGCTAGGGTTGCCTCTGACTGAGCAGAGAATTGCGCGTTCGTCAGGCGAGAGTCCCTTGAACAACTCGCCTAGAACAATTGTGTTAGTAATGCCAACGAGGGCGGGCATGCTCTTTCGTACCTTTCTGAGTAGCTCAACAATCAGCCCGTAGGCTGCGTCGGACATTCTATACCGAAAACCGGCCGGTGCAAACCCCTGCTCATCCTTGGCGAATTATTGACACAGCGGCAATTTCTGGTAAAGTCGGCCGTACCGAAAACAGAAAGGTCAGAAATGGAACTCAGTTGCTTGTTCGAGAACGAACACTACATCGTCTGCCAGATCAGCGGCAGCGGTGCTCTACACAGCGAGGGCATCGAAGTAGTCAACAAATCAAATCACGTTACCGCGTACCTCACCGGCCGCATGCGCAAGACGTTTATACGTCAGGTGAAAAGCTGGCGCGAAAAAACTCCGAAAGAAGAAGAGGTCGAAGCACGACTAGAAGAATTCCTCGTGCTCAACGCACAGCCTCTTGTGCTACATTGAACAGTCATCAACAGAAAGCTAGAAATGAACACCCCTCAGAGCACATGGCCTAACTCATGGCCCGCAGCATCACAGAACGTGCAAGCAATCAACATCGCACCCGGTACACGATTCGGCAAACTAACAGTCATCAAGGAAACAAACAAGATCGGCAGCAATCGAGCGTTTCTAGTCGAGTGCGACTGCGGCACCATCAAGCCCGTACAAGGCCGATACTTGCGCCTGGGCAAGATCAACTCATGCGGCTGCATGAAACATAAGCGCACAACAGACGGGCACAAGCGAAGCGAGCACCCGCTGTATCAAATCTGGCGCAACATGCACGAGCGCACCACCAACAGAAAGCACAAGGGCTACGCAACATGCGGAGGGCAAGGCGTCAAGGTATGCGACGCATGGATCGTGTTTGACAAGTTCATCGAAGACATCGGCCCGCGCCCAAAGGGCACGATGCTATGCCGTCTTGATTTCAAGAAAGACTACACGCCAGAAAATACACGCTGGCTAACACCTGTGCAACGACGCGCACAATACATCCCAAAGACACAAGATGCTGCCTGCACAGTTTAAGTACAAGACCGCGCCGCGAGGCAAGCAACGCGACGTGATTGATTCGACCTGGGATCGGCCTGTGATGGCTTTCCTTTGCCGACCCGGCACAGGAAAGACAAAACTCGGACTTGATACAGCGGCTCTCAATTTCCTAGCCGGACGCATCGACGCACTTGTCGTCATCTGCCCCGACGGTGTTGATCGGCAATGGATCGAAGAAGGCGTGCCAAAGCACTGCGCTGTGCCTACCCGGTGTTGCAACTACTATTCGAAGATGGGCAAACAAGCCTATGCACAGCTTGAACGGCTCGTGTTGGCATCACCGCCAACAGATACGATGTTCATTCTCACAATGAGCTTCGACGCGTTGCAAACAACGAGAGGCAAGCGGCTTATCAAGCTCTTGCAAACCGTGAAGCGTTATATGTGCAACGTCGATGAAAGCCACCGTGTGAGCAACCCGCGCAGCGATGTCTACAAAGCCGTCAAGCCCGTCATGCGCATGGCCCGCGTGAAGCGCATAGGCACCGGCACGCTCATTCGGCAGAATCCTTTCTCTGCATGGGGGCAGTTTGAGTTGATGGGTGACGCATTACTCGGCCATTCATCGCTTGCTGCATTCAAGTCGACATATGCACAGATGCTCACGCCAAATAATCCGCTGCTGCAACACATCACAAAGGGACTGAAAGAAAAGAACCGACTGCGCTACGACAAGAACGGCAATCCGATCTATCCTGCCATCATCGCGAAGGATGAAGAAGACAGACCCATCTACCGCAATCTCGGCGACTTGCGCAAGCGCATCGAGAAGTATGCTGCGTTTCTCACGCTGGCCGAAGTGAACGGAACAGAACCGATCATCAATCAGGACTCACGCTATGTGTGGCTCAGTCCGGAGCAACAGAACTTCTACGATGACCTCCTTCGATGGGGAGTGACTAACGCACCGGGCGGGCAACTCACCGCAGAGGGTGCACTTGCCCTAGCTATACGGCTTGCCCAGGTTGTCGGCGGTTTCGTCCCGAGCGACGACGATCCACGAGCGCGGCCGATAGTGCCGCCCGAGAACAACCCGAAGGTACAGGAACTGCTGCAAATCGCCCTCGAATGCGAGAGCGAGAAGCTCGTGATCTGGTGCCGGTTTTCTGCGGAGATCGACACCGTTGTCGACGTGCTTGTCGGCGCATACGGTCCCGAAGCCGTTACGCAGTATCACGGCCGAATGACGGCCAAGGACAAGGACGCCTCGAAGCGCCGGTTCATCGACAACCCTGAGTGCCGCTTCTTCGTCGGGCAGCAGAAGGCAGGCGGGACCGGCTTAGACGGCTTGCAAGGCGTCGCAAGCTACATGGTCTTCTACTCCAACGACTACTCTGCGTTAGAGCGGTTACAGGCTATCAGCCGACTCGCTCGCACAGACGGCGCTAGCACGGTACAGGTGTATGATCTGATGGCGCAACACACCATCGACGAGCACGTCGTCAGGTGCTTGCGAGCGGCCGAAGATGTTAGCGAAGTCGTCCTACGAAACGCCATTGCGCACGTCTGGACATGAAGCACGCGTTCTCATTTACAATAACAAACCACCACCCTAGAAAGGGAGAATTATGAAACCCTCACGCGTCTATATCACGCAAAACCCCATGCGCCGGGACTTTAACAACGGCGAGCTTGTCTACAAGTACGATCTCACAGCGGCTCGCGAATATGGCGAGCTAGACATTATTCTTCAATCCGGCCCGGTGCTCATTTCGCCGGACATCGCAATTAAGCAGTTGCGTGCGAAGTTGCGCAACTTCCAGCCTAACGACTGGCTCGTGTGTCTGGGTGACCCGGTAGTTATCGCAGCCGCGTCGGCAATCATCGCCGAAGTAAACGGCGGTGTTGTGCCGGTGCTCGTGTGGGATCGAATGATCAGAAAATATTTGTCGGTAGTCATCGACATCCATCCATCCAGGGCAGAAGCCGTGGCATAATCAACCTCGTCAATTCAAGAAAGGTACGAAAATGTTGATTCGAAAGCAAAGTGTGCTCACCAATGAGTGGCACACAATGGACCTCCCCATCACGCCAAAAGAGATCGTCACTTGGCAGAGTGGCGAACTCATTCAAAATGTTTGGCCGCATCTAACACCGAGCCAACGTCAATTCATCATGTCGGGCGTGAGTGAGGCCGAATGGGAGAAAGCATTCGGCGACGAAGACAACATCGACTCGAATGATCTTCGCAAGATCGCGATGACGATGGGCAAGAAGACTGTGATCATCGTCGAAGGATCGAAATGACGACGCAATTTCACATGACACGTGAAAAACTAGCGTGCAAGATAGACGCGCACAACTTTGCAATCAAAGAACTGTCGTCATTGATAAGCAACCTAACGGGAGCAGCCGAGACGTTCACGCTTGAACTAAACAGGCTCAAGAATGAAGCGACTGAACTCGATGACGCGTACCACACGCTCATGCAAAACGCACCGGCATACGAACCGTCGTACATTCCTGAAGAAGACCCTCTCGACGACGAAGAGTTGCTCAAGGCATCGCGCAAAGTGCTGCAACAATGCGTAATGGTCAATCCATACGGATCGGTGAAGAATGCAGAAGTAGCACGCGAGGTACGCGTCAACATTAACGCGTTGCTCGACACCTTGCACAAACGTCTAGACAACCCA